TCACTCTTAGTAAAAGAACTGTTTAAAAACAGCACTTTATTTTTATCTACCATAATACCCCTTTGTGTTATTCCTTAGCGGAGGCGGGTCGTCCTCCAGTACTAGGATTTGCGGCTGAACCTGCAATGTTTGCAGGAATTCGTAAATCATCATTGCCAGTTATTGCACTATAACGTAGCTCTTCACGAGCTTCGTTTGGGGTAATAATACCAGCATTAACTAAAGTGCTGTGGTACTGGGCAATGTCTTTTAGCTCGGGCTGTAGTGCACTAACGGAGCTAGTAATAGCTTCTACGTCGTAACCAAAGTAACGCTCTACTGCACTAATAAACTTACGATTAATTGGTAGTACTGTTTCCAAGTAGAATAAGCGTAAGTTAGGTGAGATGTTAGCATTATTACCACCTTCTAGTAAGATAGGCGGCACACCGATTGCTTGTGTGATTTTTTCGCCATGAGTTTTGATCGACTGATCAAAATCCATGTCTTTGAAATTTGTTTGTGCTAGTGCGTGCGGCTTTAAGCCAGAGTCTAGGATAACTGGACGCTTGGCACCTAGCTTTGTGTTGTATTTTTGTAGCCAGTACTGAATGGTCTTTTCTTTGGCAACTTGCGACAGTGTATTATCTGTTGTAAGTACTAAGCCGAATATGGCTCCGTTATCAAAGAAACTTTCCTGAAACTGCTGCATTGAGTACAGGATATTAACAGAACGCTCAGCAGCTTGTAGGCGACTAGCGCCACGATAAATACTGTCTGAACTCAAATCACGAAAGTAAAAAACTTCGTTTTCTGCAAAATCAACTGCACCGTTGTAACGGAAGCCACGAATAAACGTTTTTGAATCTGTTAAGATTTCTACGCTAGCGGCTGGCAGGTGGTACATAAAAGTGCCGTCAAAGTGCACAAACGCGTTGCCTTCTAGGACAAAGTCTGTGAACAGTGCAGTACGAAAATCTTGTGCGCTTTGGTACGGGTTAGGGCGAAAGTTAAGCAGTGTATTAAGCGTCTTTTGACGAATACCAACTACAACCCCATCATGTACTTTGTCTTTAATGTCGTAGTCCAGTGAACTACAAGCAGAAGTCAACATATTAACAGGTCTGTTAACTGACTCCAGCTTTTTAAATGCTTGTGTGTAAGCAATTTTGGCAACGGATCCAACTTGGGACCCTTCGCCTTCAGCAATTCGTGTTTGAGCAGGATTTAGCTTCTCACGAAACCAATCTGCACTTTTTGTAAATATATTCATCGTGTTCCCTATATAAATCTTGAGAACAGTGAGATGTGATTAGAAGCTGGTACGGAACGCTCACCTGAAACGTGCTTTTCACGCTGTAATTCAATCCAACGCTGCTGTTTAGGTTCAGAACCAACTGCAGGAGCTTTACCGTATACGGCGTGTAGTGCTACGTGATGGGGATTACATAGGGTGTAAACCTTTTCATATAACTCAATTTTATGCTCTGTAATAAATTCGTCACGAACAGCTAAAATGCCTTCGTCAGTTGAGATGTCGTAACCGCGTCTGTCGGCCCACGTTTCTAAGAGTATTGTTATCGAATGTAAGTGATGTAGTTCCAAATCTTTTGTGCTGTCACAAATAAAGCACTCGGATTTTTTATCGTATGCCGCCTTCGCTCGGTCGCGAACCCACTTAACCGGGATACGTTTGTTTGTGTTCTTGGCCATTTTTTATTTGGACCTTCTGAGATTACTAGTATTATACATGGTTAGCATAAAAATGTCAATACCTGAATTTTTGTTGCAGGTCACACATTTTAACTTGAACATTCGGCCGTAATCGAGTATAATATAATTTTATGGGAAAACCTATGGCTAGTGGAATATATAGATTAACGTTTAGTTCGGGCAAATACTACATCGGCAAGTCTCTGGACTTGGAGACCAGGTGGAAGCAGCACTTTAATAAGTTTGCCACAGGCAAAGCAGCACGACCAATGCAGGTTGAGTATGATCGTTGTGGACTACCAAAAACAGAAGTGCTGATTTACTGTCACAAAGATCACATTGATATTATGGAAGAGCTACTAATCGACCAGGAAAAAAGCTTGGACATGCTAAACACAACTTACCCAGAAGTAGAACGTACTGATGAAGTAGTTATACTAATTAATAAAAGTAAAGAGCTACTACACTTGAGTACACTACAACACCTGGAGATTATCCATGGTGCTCAAGCCGAAATAGATGCTGCTGACAAAAAGCAAGCAGCCGCAGAAGCACTTGTTGAAGAGTACCGCGAGGCTGGTTATATTATTGACAGCGACTATACCGAGGCAGTTGATAATGCACAACATTGGCACGATGAGTACAAAGAAGCACAAGCTGAGCTCAAGCGGTTAAGCAAGCTCAACTGGTTTGATAGACTTTTTAGTTACAAAGTATATGTATAAAGAGCATAACGAATTGCATCAGCCATGTGAGAATAGTCATCATGCTTTGGACGTTCTTTCTGTAAGCCTTCTTTGGTATCCCAGCGATACTGGTCAAACACCGCTAATGCGTGTGTGCAGTGAGGGGCGACCTTTAAGCGACCTTGAGCCACCAGTGTTTGCACATATGCAATTCCGGGTAAGACGTCCTTTTTAGCCTTTGTGCTGGCCAAGTCGTAGATGTAGGCAAGGTCACTAGCAAACTGTGCTGCTGCCGAGTCAATAAAAATGGTCTCTACACCCCAACGACCACAAAGCTCACGAAATGCTTCAGCATGCTGCGCGGTAGTTGCTTCATTTTCCAAGTACTCATCAACAATCCAGAAACAATCACCAACTGGATCGTAAACAATAACACAAAAAGCGGTATAGTCACGATAGCCAGGGTCACAACCAGCAATGGCTTCGCCCATTAAATCTGGTGGAGGTTCACAAACAGCATCTGGTGCTAGACTATAAATTTGACCCTCAAACACTGTGAATGAGGCAAGGTATTCTTGTTCGAATTCAGCTTTGCTCATCGACTTGCGTGCTTCGGCAACATCCGACTCAGCCATGCGAGTGTTTTCCGAATAGTCTGCTTGTAGCGATACCCATTCTGGAAAGTTTGAGTCAAAGCCACGATTCCAAAATTGAGAGAACCAGTTATTGCGACCACGAGGCGTGGAGATAAAAATTGCCTTGGCATTTGGCTTGTCTAGTGTAGGTCGGAGTGCCACGTTGAAAGCAGCTTCTCCGTCCGAGCCCAGTGCTGCCTCATCAAATATAATAAGATCGTAACTACGACCCACACAACTATCGACAGTAGACAAACTGCCCATACGTATGGTAGAACCATTTGAGAGCTCAATGATTTTGTCCTTTAGGTTATCACGCGACACTTCTAAGTCAAAGTGCTTGATTAGTTTACGTTGCAGCTCAAAACTAATGCCACTAAGATTATAGTTAGGCGACATGATTAGGACGTTGGATCCGGGTACCAGGCTCACCAATTGACCAACCACGTTGGCAATGTAAGTTTTGCCTAAACGGCGCGCTAGCGCGGCACAAACAAAACGGTACTTGGGATCGTTGACTGCGTTGATTAGTGCGATTTGGGGTCGGTTGATCGAATCCCAGATGCCCAGCAACTTCAGGTAGTTGCTAATAGGCAGCTTGATAAAGCGCGTATCAGCCGGGAACTCTTGGATAGCATCACAGTTAACATCAGGGCGAGAGATAGTTAACATTAAACACCGTCTCCGCTAATAAGTTTGCTGATAAGGCTAGAATACTTTGACCCATCCAAGCCTTCATTGATTTGCACGTTAACTTGCTTTTGTGGACCACTAGGACCGCTACGCAGCTTTTCCAGCTGAATTTCACGGTCTAGTAGATCCATTGACATTTTATGTGATATTTGTAACAATTCAGCAATGTCTTTGGTTGACCCTGTGCCAGCTTCATGCAGCTCTTGAAACTTTTGTTTGATAAGTGCATCCATGGCTGCACGCATTTCGAACTTGTTGTTGAATCCAGTATCCATGAAAACGTGGTCGATGTACGCCTTGACCTCACGTCGTGATAATATTTCGGTGACCAGGTCGGGGGTGAGATCCAGCTCGTCAGCAACACGACGGGCGTCTTGCACTTGTAGGTAGCAATTGGCCACTTCCAAGGCTTCCGGGGCGATTTGTATGGTGCTTGCAGGTAGATTTTGTGTCATAGGTAGTTCCTTTGGGGTGATTATAACATGGGGGGTAGCGTGGACACAAGTGTGGATTTGGGGTGGTTGGGAAAATGTGGACGGTGTGGGCGGTTTGGGTTGGCTTAGGGTCGGTTGCCATGTGTTACGGCACCCGGAGTGGTTTGAGATTTTTCTCATATAGGCCGCGTGTGGGTGGGCGCACTGGTCTATGTGAATACTTTAGTCTACTAACCGCCCTATGTGTACTTTTGTTTTCAAAGCAATCTGTGAACCAACTACCTCATAGGGTAACTACCTAGAAAATAATTGTCCAAATGCTTGCACAACCGAAAAACCCTGATATAATAGATACATCGCAACAAGGAAACGATATGACAAACAAGACAAAAGAATTTTTGGATTTGGCACTTGCAATGACTTGCATTGCCTTGCCTTTTGTGTTATACTTTGCTTTTGTGATGAAACCTTAATTAACCTTGACCTTTCAGGAGATTTGAAATGACTGCAAAAACTGTGAACTATACCCCCGAGCAAACTGCCCAAATGGTTGCCGACTATCAAGCTGGCACTACTGTTGAGGCTATCGCTGAGGCACTGGGCAAAACTGTGCGCTCTGTTGTTGCCAAACTGTCACGCGAGAAGGTTTACAAAGCTAAAACCTATGTTAGCAAAACTGGCGAAGCTGTAATCAAAAAGGATGCTGTTGCAGACTACATTGGTGAAGCTCTTGGCTTGGCTGAGGCTGATGTGGAATCGCTTACTAAAGCTAACAAAACTGCATTGAAAGCCATTGCAGATTTCATCAAGGCTGAAAAGACTTGAATACAAAGGGCTTAATGCCCTTTGCCCTTGGAAATGAATACTTTTGTTTCCAAGGGCGCCATTATACCACAGTATAATGGGGCGTGTCAAGGGTTTGGTGATTGATTTTTTAAATGACTGCGATTGATAAATACAATGACCAAACCGTTGATTTGAGGATATAATAGACCCATGAACACAAATGACCGTTACCAATTCCTGCTTTGCC